GGCAGGGTATGACTTTGTGCTCGGCAAACGCCAGCTTCTACGAGAAGTTAGGTGTGGCAAAGAATACGCCCGATGGTGAGTCCATGCGTCTGCTTGAGTACAAGATTGAACCCAACGGCATCATTGAGGTGCAAGAGGGTAAGCAGATGTTTGACCATCAGCTTCGGGAGAACTTTGGGCATGCCGGTGATATTTACATTCAATGGCTTGTCAATAACTTGGAAGAAGCAATAGCTTTGGTACGTAAGATTCAGGCTCGGCTTGATAGGGAAGTACAGTTTAATCAGAAGGAGCGTTTCTGGTCAGGCGTGTCGGCTTGCAACATAGCTGGTGGTTTGATTGCGTCTCAGTTAGAACTGCACAACTACGACATGAAGGCCGTATACGAGTGGCTCAAAGGCATGCTTGGTGACATGAGACATGAAATCCAAGCACCGAACTCAACGCCCGTAACAATCCTTGGTGAGTTTGTTAACGCCCACATTAATAATGCTTTAGTAGTAAATGGGGAAGTCGATGCTCGTAGCAACCTGCAGTCCATGCCCATGCTCGAGCCCCGTGGGGAGCTGCTCATACGCTACGAGCCAGATACCAAAGAACTCTTCATTGCGGCCAAACAATTTAAAGACTTCTGCGTCAAACAGCAGATTAACTACAAAACCACCTTGAAAGAATTAGGTAACGCCAAGATTTACGTAGAGGGTGTGAACAAGCGAATGTCCAAGGGCATGAAGGTTGTATCCCCCGCAGTACGGGTGCTGAAGTTTGACGCATCCTCCGCCGAGTTCTTACAGATGGACGCCTTCGTAGCTAAAGATGAAAATCGAGACGGTGACGTATCAGATTGACTGGTCTAAGTTCCGGCGCGGTTATTCTTTCTTTGTACTCTGCATTGACGAGAAAGCCGCCCGGGAAACAATCACAACAATCTGTAGGCGGTTAAAAATATCTGTGGTTACGAAAGTAGTTATAGAAGACGGTGTAAAAGGTTTGCGAGTGTGGCGAGTTTAGGCTACACTAAATTTGTTAGCCACTGCAGTTGCTGACATGGGATCCTTGAGTTGATTGCTACTCTCCTCTTATCCCCAGCTAATCACTGGGGATTTTTTTCGCGCCTAGCTTTCATTTCAGCAGCTCGGAGATCCAGTCGTTTTTCCATAGCATCTGTAGCCTCACCAATAATTGGAAGATTTTTTACAGTAACGGGTACACCCGCACGTGCGCTAGAACGCTGCTCCGCTTTCGTCACAATTGAATTAACAATAGCGTCGCCGTCGAGTGCGTAGGATGGGTACTTAGCGTTGAACTTGGTAACTTCGTTTTCCAAAACATCAAAAAACTTTTCGTCACCTTTATCAGTGTTTTGACGGCGCTGAAAGTCGAGCTTATTTAACAACAGAGCGCGTTGGTTGATAATTCTTTGTTCAATACCAGTCAATTTAAAACTTGGCCCTTGGGTAGCCGCAAGAATGTCAGGACGGAAACCGATTGCTTGACCAATTAGCTCGCCCGTCTTCACATCATCTTTACCGACTAGCTCGATACCACGACCGGTCTTCATACCTTCATCTGCGTATTTGTTAGCAACCACAAGATTTCGTACGGCAGCGGGGAGCATTTTCTCCAACATCTTCTGGTAATCGCCAAGTGCGTAAGCATCATAGGCGTCGGCAAAACCAAGCAGTAAACTTGCAGTTGGGCCACCAAAGTGATCCAGCATAAATGCAATTGCGCTTTCACGAGAAGTCTTAGTCTCTTTGCTATCGCGGCCCCACAGATCATTCAAACCAATACGGGAACCAATGTCGTAGCCAGTGATTGCGTTCAGTGGGCCACGGTCAACAATGTCGCTTACAGGTACGCCGCCGATCGTGACGTCACCCAACTTCTCAGGCAAGAACACAGTGCGGAACCAAGTCTCAAAATCAAGGCCTTTAAGTTCTTCAGGCCAATCATCGTCAAGCCCTAACTGACCCCAAGCCCAACCCATTAGCCCCATGATAGGGCTGAACAAAGCCATGTTTGCCGCACCAGCAAGAAGGAAAGAAGTGCCTGCCATACCAAAGAACTTAGTAGCTGCTTCTTTTTTGCCCTCTTTATTAAGGAAGGGGAGCATCTTCTTAAAGTTAGTTAACAACAGCAGAGACATCTGCAATGGGTACGTCTTAAACTGGAACGCAATTTTGCCGATGCCCTGTTGCATAAAGCGTGGGCGATTAGTAATGTCGTAGTTACCAAGCGCTTCGTTAGTAGAGTCAACTGCTTTTTGAACAGCGTCGTCGTAGCTAAGCCCTTGTTTCTTACCCAAGCGATACGCAGCTAGGTACACCGCCTCACGGCTTAAGCGTTCTGTGTTGTGCATCAGAGCGCCGACCATCAAGTTTGCAAGACGCTTACCTTTACCTGCAACACCTTCAAACTGTTCGGTGGACATGCTCTTGTAGCCCCACACCAAAGAGGCATAGGTAGACTCAGACACACCACGGGCTGTCATTTCACTGACGGCCTTGCGCTCATCTTCAGGAATAGATTTGCTGTTAGCAATACTTGGCGCAGTGATAGAAGTTGTGCCGTCCACGTTAGTGCGGAACACACTGTATTGATTGACCAAGGTGGTCATCTTTGCGAGCTCAGTAGCCGCGCCTGTAGCGTTGTTGTAGTTACCAGCAAGCACGGGCAAGCCAGAAATGAATACGCTAGAAGGCTGAATCAAAGCCGACGCAGCAGAAGACAAGTACCAGAAATAGGATGCCTTGTTTGCAATCCCAGCAACGGACTCACTTAACGAGCCATGATCGCCAGACAACGCCATGTCAATACGCTTCTCAGCTTCCTGCACAAACGGTGATAACTCTTCACGTTCGTTGATTGAATCACGTGCGGCTGACAATGAAAGGCGAAGCTTAGGCGCGTACTTCAAACGTGCCAACTGAATGGACTGCTTAGAAGCAGTAGTTGCAATGTTACGCTGCAGGTCTGTGCTAAAACCAGCCCGACCTTTACGGTGCGTGAACTGCCTGCGGAATGATTGCTCTGGCATTGTGGTCAGATAGATTTGATAGATTGCGTCCTTCAAACCTTCTTTAGCCGAGGGAGAGCCCAAGTCTTTGGCGTCAATTGCTTCAAAGACTTTCTTAAGCATCTCACTTGAGTTCTGTGATGCGGCGCGTAATGTTTTTAAGTCATTACCCTGCACAAACTCTTGACGGAACAATACATCTTCGTAGTCTTCTCCACGTTTTTCAGCCAACTCTTTGGCCTTTGCATTACGCTCTGCACGTGTTTCAAACAAATAGAATATACGTTGGTCGTCTTTGCCAATTGCCAGCCAGTAGTCGCCACGGCGCACCAATGGGAAGAAGGGCTTGATCCGTGCATCGGCTTCAAAAGTCTTACGCAAGACAGCCATCAGAGTTTTCTTCTCTTCCGGAGCCATGCCCGGGATGCTATTGATCTGCTCATCTAACAGGTCAGAGTACAACTCAATGATTGACTCGTAGTAGTCCCGCAACTGCTTGTACATACGCTGACCGACAGGGCCAAGCGCTTTGTAGTCGGCGGCAAGGGTAGTTGTTTTTGGTGCAGGCTTAGCACCCTTTTTAGTTTTTTTCTCTTTGCGCTCCACCTCTACTTCACGTGCATTTGGATCGGAAGGGTCAACCTCTGCCAACGTAGTAGCGTACACAAAGTCTGAAAACTTCTCGCGGCTAAGATTAGGGTCTTCTTTAAAACCACGATTAAGTGAACCAATAACTTGCTCGGCACCAGCTAAGAACTGCTGAGACATACCCAGCATACGTTGCAGTTGTGTGTTTGCTTGATTCAATGCAGGGATGCCAGCATCAGCGGCCCACTTAGCCAAGAAGTCAAACGTAGGTAGGCGTACTGTAGCCTGCAGTTTGGCGTACCCTAGATCACTAGTTACGTTAGCTAAAATTTGGCGCACTGCTTTAGGGTCACGCAAATTCTGCATGAACCCAACGTTCTTAGCTTCTTCGCCTTCACGAGACAGACGCACTTTTTCTTTTGCGATCCTTACTTCTCTAGCCAACTGAAGCGCAGTACGTTTTGCTTTGAGGTCGGCTTCTTCGTCAAACTCAGGGGGAGTGAACTTACCCTTCTGTTGGAGTGCGCCACCTTTTGTATCAACTGGGGTTAACCTTGTGCCAAGCATCTTGTCGGTAATGTCGACCAGATCGGTAAACGCAGTAGCGTCACCTTGTTTAACACCAAACAGATCACGGATACTGTCAACAAATCCAGAGAAACCTGTGCCGCGCTTACCCTGCACGCTCATCAAGAACTTCTGGAACTGAGGGCTAGACATGCCATAAGCTAAGAACTCATGGGGGTCGGAGAACACACCAATAGATACTTTGCCCGTTCTGTCGCGGTCAGTAGTGCCTTCAATCATTTCTTGCACTTCTGGAGATAGCTCGCCAAACAGCACGCCTTCTTCATACGCTTCTTGCGTACGCTTCATCAGGCTTTCCATCTCACGCATAAACTTCTGCAAGCTAGCGTTCTTAAACCCTTTGAATAGACCTGCGTCAATACGACTAGCCGTCGCTGCGTGCAGCAATTCGTGCAACACTGTTATAACGTTTATACCTTGTTGGTCTCCGAAGCTACTACCACGCACGTATATGGTACGTTCTTTAGATCCGGGTGTATAAACAAACAAACCACGCGCACCGCTTAGCTGAGCCGGTACTGGATCGCCCTTCTCAACAACCACAAACTTAACGTTGACTACAAAGTTACGGATGCGTTGAGCCACAAAACGCTGGAACAAATTACCAGTCTTAATAATGTGCGCAATCGCTTGTGAGCCGTTAGTTAGCCCGCTGAATCCTTTGTCGGCTTTAGCTACTTTTGCTTCAGAAGAACGTAGCTTTTTAGGGATGTCCTTGGGGTCAATATCTTCCTCAAGCATCTGCTTGGCACGTTCACGTACCACCTTTGGCGCGGTAGGATCATTTGCAACTTCGCTAATATACATTGCTGCATTAGCTACACTGTCTTTTCCTACGGGTGAGTTGTACGTTTCAAGCGCCGACTCCAAAGCGTCAAGCTCTACTTTGTCTTCTCGGCTCAGTTCTTCAACACCGTCTTTTGACGGAGCTTTAGGTGGTCGGCCTCGCCCCGTAGACTTAAGTGCTGCATCTAGTTTTTCTTGATTCTTAGCAATTAGTGCAGCATCGCCTTTATCTTTAGACCTTGCCAGATTAACAGCCGCAATAGCTTGCTTTTTATTTGCGTACGTTGCAGTTACTTCACCATCTGTAACGTGGTCAAACCCACCTTCGGAGTTTTCTGTAACTACGTGGCGTTGCTGAACAGGTGGCCGACCACGTTTACCTTTGCTTAATGCTCCGGCTGGTGGTGCTTCTTGTCCTTCTTGCGTTGTTTCGATGGTTTCAGAGGTTTGAGAGCCACTAGTAGTTCCTTTTAGTTTATTAACTTCATCATCAAATGCACGATCTGCTGCATCACGTAAAGCTTCAAAGTCTGGGTCATCTTTTAGCCCTTGCTCTAATAACGTATCTACAACATTTTGGCGGTAGTCATCAACTGCCAAATTAATATCGCCACCGTAATCAGGATCATTTGCTTGGTCAAAAGCAGCACGTGCATTAGTTCGGGCAATACCTTCAACTTTTGTTTTATTAGTTTGAAAGGTTTCTGCTCTAGCTTTATCCGCAAATTCTTGGTCTTGTGCTTTTTCTAACTTTGCCGTTTCTTCGTAGGAGGGGCGTCGTTGGTTAGGTATATCGCGGATAGCGTTAGCAAAATCTGTATCACCCGCTTGTTCGTAACGGTCAGCAACACGTTTGATACGAGCGTCAGTGTCGTTGTATGCAGGGGCTGTTGGGTCGTCTTTGATACGCTCGGCGTATGCGGCTTCAGACGTAGTATCTGTTTTTGGTGGGGTAGATTTTGCAGGGGTAACTATTGTGTTGCTTGCAAATGACGATTTATTATTTCGTTGCGCCACCAATTGCTCATCAGTGTTTGCAGCCGCTCTAGAAGGCGGAAGTAAAACGGGGTCGTTACCTTCTACACTAGACACAACTGTCCAGCCGCCATCCATACGCACTACTTTATATTGCGCGCTTGCCCTTGTAAATAATCTATTACCTTCTAGGTCTGTATCGGTTTCGTCATAGGTGACTGTGTATATTTTACCGGGGGCACTAGCGCCTTCTTTTGTTTTGGCGCGTAATTCTTCAAAGGGAAGACTTTGTGTTTCTGCTGCGCTTTTCTTATCTAGCTCTTCTTCCGCCGCTAATGCAGCCTGCTGTGTTCTTTCTCCAGCAGTAGCTCCTGTAGCATCCTGTCCAGTAGAAACCACTCCACTTGTGTCAACTCCAGCAGTTCCTCCGGCGGGGGGTTCTGCACTGGGCTGTCCAGCCACGCTAACGCTTTCTCCACTTGGAGTACTGATAGGTTCAGCAACATTTGCTGTTCCTCCTGTTTCTGTCTGCGCAAGCTCATCTGCTTGTGCCTCCTCTCGGGCTAAGTTTTGGGCGTCAATCTTTGCCTGTTGTGGTGGAACTCCAACCGCAATCAGTTCTTGCGTAATCTGTTCAACACGACCTGCAGGTATCTTAATAGCAGCAGTCTTAGCTTCGGCCTTTAACTCTGCATCGACTTTGCGTGCGGCAATATTTCCAGCGTTTTCTGCGGGTATACCTTGTTGGATATAAACTTTGGTAAGCGCATCAATCCGCTCGGCACGGACTTGTTCAGGAGTTCCAGCAGGTAGCTCACCTTTTTTCTCAGCCGCAAGCTCGGCGTTAATAGTAGCTTCTTGCTCAGCCATCCGAGCGTCACGCAAGTTAGAGCGTGCTTCAATAGGGGCAGTTACGCCTTCTGCTATGGCTTCAAGTAACACGTCGGCGGGTTTGTTTTCGCCCGTAGCTGTTTGTGCGGCAAGTTCACCACCCGCACCGCCACCCATTTGTAAGGCAAGCTCTTTACCCCACGCCGCCATCGTAGCTTTTTTAGCCGCAGTACCAGCAAGTTTGCCTTCGGCAATAAGAGCCTGTGCGGGCTTCAAGAATCTACCAGCCATGCCCATAGACAGAGCATCAAACGCACCAATAATCAAACCACGCTTAGCACCTTTTTCTTTGATCTCGTCCATGATCTTGGGGTTAGACAAGGCTCTGGATATTGCGTTTGCGTCCAGCATGTTGACGCCTTTGTCTTGCAAGACATCAGCCATGACCGAGCCGTATTCAATACCGCCAGAACTAAGACCAGCCGCAGTTGAACGCGCCACAACCCCAGCGGGGCCGAGCACTAGGGAAGGAACCATGCCGGGCAAAGATACAGCCAAAGATTCCACCAGCATCGTAAATGTTGCGCGTGGGTTAGAAGCCAGAGCAGTAATAGCTTCACCGTATGTTTCGGAGTTACCAATTTCTTCCATACCCGCACGGATAGCTTGTGATGGGGCTGCGGCGGATCTTTGTTTTGCGTTGCGTGCCAATACACGTCCGGCAGCATCTGCGTCGGTTACGCCTGTCTGAAATAAATAACTTGTGGCTATGTCCCCTAGGCTTGCGTCTACGCGCTTAAACATATTGCCGGTTGCTTCGGTGGTGTACTGGTAAGGAGACTCAGTAAATTTAGTTTCGGGCGTAGCTTTAATTTCGCCAGCGGGTTCGGCCCTAGCGCGGGGTGGCGCAGGTGTAGCCATTGGTGCTTGCTGTTTGAAGTAAGGACTACCTCGCTGCTGCCCGTGCTTAATTACGTCTTCAAACTTAACGCCCATGCTTTGAAGAGATTGTTTTAATTTCTCTTGGTTAGCACCTTCTTCAAGGAGGTTGACGGCATCGTCAAGCATCTCCAACCGATTTTTATATGGAGCGCGTTTAGGTGGCTCAGGTTCTTTTGCTACTATGGGTGCAGGTTTGGTTTCTTCTGCACCAGTTCCCATTGGCAGACCAACGTTAAACTCACTAGACAACGCAGATGGCGCAGGTTTCTGTGCCACAGGCGCAGGTTTAGCTACCGGGGTGTCATCTACTAGCCATTCGCTACCTACCAAGTACGCTTTAGCGCCAGCTTTATTTGTAGCTGTTCGGGCAATTGGTTGCCATTCGCCGCCGACCAAGGCGACACGCTCCCCCGTCTGGGGATTGGTAGCTGTTTGAATTGCCATATTTCTTAGCCATTATCAGGTAGGAACCCAGCGGGTGGTGCTGGCATTGTGCCAGTATTTCGGGGTTTTGTGCTACCCCCGCCGCCTGCGGCAGCTTCTGATCTTGTGAAGATTTCGCGCTGTTTTTTCTCTTCAGCATCCCAAAGCCGTTTCATTTCGGTCTTGTCGCCTTTACGCTCCGCCGCTGAATATGCTCTGTTCATAATTGGGAAGTTCTTCATAGCGTCAGCAACCTTGGCGTCAATACGTTCTTGTACAGGTGCCAAAGTTGCAGCTTGTTTGTTAGGCGCATTCTCACTTGTAGAGAACGAAGTCTTTAACTGAGCTGCTGTTATGTCACTAGCCTGCTTGCGTACCCGCGCATCAAACGCTTCAGGGCTCTCACCTTCTTTTGGCTTCAGCGTTGTCTTTAAGTAGTCTATGTTGCTTTGAAGCACTTGCTCTTGCCATTTAGGGCCAGAACCCGCGCCTTTATTAGCCTGTCGGTTATAGCCAATAGTACGTGCTGAGATATCCGCAGCATAGCGAAGCTTATCACCCTCGGCTCTATTTGCATCTTGTTGGAATTTACGAGCCTCTGCCAAAGCAGCTTGAGCGCCACGAGCATCCCCCATACGTTCTTTACGCTGAGCATCCTTAAGCAAAAACTGCGCCCTTGCGTTAGCAGTTTTTGCGGCTTGGTCAAGTTTCTCAACCTCATTTATTGCACTGCCATATGCTGGCAACGCCTCACTAGCACCTTCTGCTAGATTACGACCTTTAAGAATTTTTCCAGCGGCAGTGAAATACGCACCGGCCTCACCAACTCGTCTTGCTTTGGCTCTGTCGGCTTCATCCTGCGCACCGCGAGCAATTTCTGGAGCATATATGTCTTCTCCTCCAGCTTTTTTTACACGCGCCATGTATCTGTCTAAGAACGCTTCTTGTTCCGCAGCAGTCATTTCTTTAGGTACAAAGCTCATGTACTTATTAAGCGCTTCATCTGCTCTGCCTATTGCCGTTGAGTCCGCTGCGCCACCCCATCCGGGTTCTTGTTCAGTGCCGTAATCCGCACGTCGCTTGTCATCCGCAATTGCGTCAAGAATTCTTTGTGTGGGGTCTTCTACTTGCTGATTACCAGAGGCTCCGCTAAACGCAATAATGCCGCCTTCAGCATAGTCTTCTTCGGGGGTGTACATACCAGCCAAACCGCCAGAAGCGGCTTGCATAGTGGGCTGTGGCATTGGAGCTCGTTGTTGTGGAGCTTGGCCTTGTGGCATACCTTGACCACCCATTGCACCGGGCACCATTGCGCCTAGACCTTGCATCATAGGATTAGGGGCTAAGTTTTGCGCAACGATAGAGGGGGACGAAGTTGGCTGTTGTGCTTGACCCGCCATGTCCATCATGTCGGCTTCTTTAACCAAACGCAATGCGTTCAATGCAGTATAAGAGTCTAACTTGGGGTCAGGACTTTGGCCCATTACCGCAGCACGGAGCATGTCGGGTTGTTTTCTATACCGTGCGGCATAGACAGATGCCATATCAATTGCCATGATATTTTCCTTAGACCAAGTTGTTCAGAGCAAGTGCGCCGAGACCGCCGCCGTTAGACATAGCCACGCCACCGTTAGCGCCACCCCATAGTTTACTGACACCCGCCGCGCCAAGACCTAACGAAGCAATATTTTGTGCAGTGGAAGGAGGGGCTTGGTACACAGTAGAACCTGTAGCACTCAATGGTACACCACGAATAATGTCCGACATAAAGCTAAGTTGCTTGTATGGATAGTTTTGCGCAGACATAAAGTCACCGTACTTGGTGTCAATATCTTTTTGCATCTGTGCTTGTTGTTGCAGGCCGTATTGGTTTTGCAACGCATTGATACCCATGTTTTGTTGGTACTGCATACCACCCAAAGTACCAAGGTTCTGAGCAGCTTGAAGGCCAGTCTGTAAACCTTGAAGGCCAAGACCCGCACCAAACTGACCTTGTTGAGCGTTCAACTGAGCCGCCGCTTGCTTTTGAGCTTGCTCTTGGTTGAACTGTTGCTGTGCTTGCGTATAAGCATTCTGTAGTCCAGTAGCCGCAATATCGCCTTTTTGACGGGCTAAATTACCCGCCATCTGGCTACGCATTAAATAGTCACCGCTACCACCAAAAGCACCAGCACGAGCAGCTTGAGCGCCTTGAGTTTGACGAGCAATGTCAGCCTGACGCTGAGCGTCGGCTTGTTGTCTTGCAACAACTTCACCCATATAGGGAGACATGTACTGACTAGAGGTGCCTGTACCGGGTACAAATTTACCAGTAGCTTGATCGTACGACCCTTGCGTGCCGCCAGTAAAAGACTGTGGGTCTAGTGGGTTATAAGTAAAGCTGGTGTTCATCGCACCAAGGCCAGCCAAACCCGCCATAGCAGTTGCATCTTGCAACTGGGGTTGAGTCTGCATTAAAGCCGCATTTTCATACGACATTTGCTGCAGTGGGGAGAACTGTGCAACACGCTCACCCTGATACTGCATGTACGGGTTGTATTCAACGTCAGTCAGCGCTTGCGCTTGACCTAGTAAGCTTTCTGCATAGGGTGCAACTTCCGGCGCAAAGCCGTAGTTTGTTTGCGTAATTTGTGTTGGGGTCGAGCTTGTAGCCATGTCTATTCCTTATGCGGGAAGATATTTGTCGGAGCGGCTATTCTTTGCCACTTTGCCTTTGCCGACAGTGCCTCGGCGGGCTTTTTGTACACGATCCATCATTGCGTAGAGTTTACGTGCACCAGCTTCAGTTGAGCCATTACCCAACTCAGACACGATGCGTGCAGGGACTACAAATTCACCGTCGGCCAAACGAGCAGGGCGCTTGCCACCAATCGTTGCAGGGATGGAGTCAGACACACCATCACCGGGGCCACGAAGCAATCTACCGCCGTCGGAGTAACCGCCAAGATCAAACTGACCACCACCAGCCATAGTCAAAGCAGCTAAGCCGCCACCGGCCATCAAACCACCGTTGGCATCACCACCACCACCCGCAATTACTTCGGTGTTATTACTACTGCTACCACCAATATCTTGGGCTTCCCACTTCTTATCTACAGAGTTCCATACCCATTTCTTACCAGCACCGGGGTTATCAACGGGTTCTTTGTCTTGGTTAGACAGAGCCGCAGCCTTTTCGCCAGCAAGTACGTAAGAAGGTTTTACATAATCAGGGTTAAGCTGATATTTTCCATCTACGTATACGTACTTTTTAGCAGCTCGGTTCTCTGGGAATCGACCAACAGACTCCCAATATGGCTTTTGAATTTCGCCAGTAGGCGTATATGGGGTAGGTGAGTAAGGGGTTTTGCCCATCAAGTAGTCAAGAGCAGCTTTAGAACCACCTGTGGTTTTGTACTTGGCATTAAACTCATCAATTGTTTTTGGTGTGTAAGGGATGTAACCCAAACTGCCACCGCCCTTTGTATACGCATTGCGCAAGTCAGTCATACCCGTAAAACCACCTTCGGGGATACCGGGGATGTTGGGACGAGTTGTGATTGTGCCGTTAGGATTAACAGTTGTAATACCCGCACCACTTACGCCGGGGGGCAATGCTGTTCCCAATACATCTTCAAGACGGCCTGTGTAACCCGAACCACCTGTGCCGTAACCAACTTGAGTATTAGTGCCGCCACCGCCAGTATTTGTGCCGCCAATATTGACGTACTTAGTCTCTGTTTTCTTTTCAGCGGCTTTAACTCTGTTGTAGCGGTCTGTAACGTCTTTAATAGACAAACCAAGAGCTTGCGCCATGTCATTGGCATCGTAGTCGTTGTCGTCCATAAACTTAACCCACTGCTTGTCATAACCAAACACGGGGTCTGCAACTACTTTGTCTCTTTCAATTTGTTTAGAAAGATCCAACGCGCCACCAGTCAACGAGTACCCTCTGTTAATCATGTCCTTAGTCCAACCGCCATATTTAGGGTCGTTTGCCAAGGCTGCGGCGTAGTACTCATCAGGGCTAATACCTTTTTCAACAAATTGGTTATAAATACCAATCGTGCCTGAACCACCTTTGTCCCATGTAGAACCAACAAATGGACTTGCCATACTAGCAATATAACGATTGACAGCCGCAGGATCAGCATTTGTGTCTTTGATTGCTTTGCCAAGATCTATGTCTTTGTTAACGGGGTCTGATAAGAAACTGCCCATTTGGTCTTCGGTGTAATAAGTGTATGTAGGGGTTGTTACTGCGGTTTGCGCTTGGGTTGCTGGGGGAGCAGCATATTGAATGTTGCTCATGTCACCTGCGTAACCTAAGTTCTTTGCCACAGTTGCAGCATCTGCTTGACTTAAACCATATTTGCTTACAACATCTTGTGCATTCATGCCCGCTTTAGCAAGTAGGTCGCTAGCATCTTTGTATCTTCCTTGTTGATACGCTTCAAGAGCTGCATCGCCACCAACTAAACTACCCTCGTTACCAGCGTACCCAGCAATACCGCCACGCGCCATACGCACAACGGGCTCACTGCGTTGGGCAAAATCATACATGCCGCCTTGCGCCATGCCGTTTTGTCTGGGAACATCGTCACCATCACCGTAACCCGCTATACCACCAGCGGCTAGACCCATCAGGCCACCACCTGCTGCTTTAGTAGGCATAGCTTCGTATGAAGTACCTGCAGTGTATGTACCGCCATAGGGGTCGTAAGAATAGGGGCGAATGTATCCGGGTTTAGTTGCCGTAACGGGCAATTTAGACGTAACTGCTTGGTCGGCGAGGATAGGTGCAGCGGCTGCCGCTGCGTATTTAAAGTTATCTTTGGTGAGCAGACTTGAGGGGTTATTCTTAGCCGCATCAAATCCAGCAGATAATTTATCCATTGGGGAGGCTGCGGCTACACGTTCTGCCACCTGTTGTTGTAGCGCCTGATTAGCTGCTTCTACATTTCCTAAACTCTGAATACCAGCATCCGTTACGCCAGCATCCGCTAAGTTAAACGCCATGTCACCAGTAAGTCCGGCCCCAGCTTTAGCAGCCTCACTACCAATAGCTCCCGCCCCAGCAGTAGCCAAACCTGCCTGCAACCCAGCACCACCATAAGCGCCAAGACCTGCTTGGATACCCTTACCAATATCGCCCGTACGTAAGGCTTGAAGACCGCCTACAGTCAAAGCCGACGCCATAGGAGTTGCGCCTAGGAAAGCCAAAGACGTGCCCGCAGTCATTGGGGCTAAAGCAAAGCCAATAATTGCTGGAAGCAACTTATCTAAGATGCCCGCTTCGGGTAGACCCGTCTCAGGATTAATCGTAAGGGAGCCGCCGTGGTTCTCGGCCAAAGCTTGTAGCCCCTGCACTTCACGTGGGGACATGTGGATAAGCATCGAGTCAGGGCCGCGACCCTTGGATGCCATGTGGTCGGCTAGTACAGCAAGGCTCATGGTTGCCTCTCAAAATGGGGGTTGATTAAGTTTATCATGTTGGTAGCGCGGAGACAAATGTTATTGATCCGATTGCTGACGGAACTGCTGGGTACGGCATGGGGGTTGTTTGGGCGGTTTGATAGTCAATGTAGATACCCGTTGCACCACCAGACGTAGCCGCTTGATCGGTGCCCCACCACAAACCAACAGAATGCCCCGCTTTTAAAGTAAATACGACTTCGGAGTAGCCGCAAACATAGCTTGGAATACCTGCGCTTTTTCGCGCCTGAATAGTAAAAACAGTTGTTGAATTTGGCACGTCGGCAGCAGATGTGGAGCCGTCTACACGTAACCAAACAATAGCGTCATGCGCGGCGTTGTCGTTATTTGCAAACTGGAGGCTGTAAGTTATTTTGTAGATGCCCGGAATCTGCGCCGTAGCTGTATTGTTTGCATTTAGCGTAAACCCAGTGCCAGCATCCAACGAAGTCCACTGAATTATGGTGGGGGTGTTTGCAGCCGTTGCGTATTGAAGTGCCGCATCAGATGCCGCTATGTGAGGGAACGCAATGTACTTGCCACCATCTGGGCCAAACAACTCACCAAACGCATTCTGTAATTGGTTAAAGTACAGACGTAAAACGTTCGTAAACTGATCCTGATACCTGCGCTCGTACTGATCCGTGCCCAGTGGTAAGTTGGGTGGTGCGGGGGTAATGATCCTGTTCTTGGATGTCATCAGCGCCTGCCGTCAGGACGAATATCTATACGCGGCGCACCCAACTGCCAGACTGTGTTGATCTGATTAGAGCTAATCTTAAAGATCATCTGGCGACCGCGCATGCGCGTGAAGATCATGCCGGTAAACTGCTCAGTAATCACGTACGTACTGCTCTTGGCCACAGGTTGTGAGGCAGAACTTGTAACCCCAGACCCAGAATTAGCCAAGCCGTACAGCGTCATGTCCACAGAAGGCACGGCTCCCGTGGGTGAGTTCTCAGCGTTCTCAAAGGTCAGATCAGGAAGGACGCGCCACACAAAACCAAAATTATGTCCATCACCAATGTCAAACTCTGAGGATGAAATGTAGGCATCAATAGCGGTAGTTGTTCCTGTTTCATTGTTGTTTAGCCCATTCTCGTGGAACACCAAGTTGTTGCTGTACGTAGCCGCTAAGGGGTAATCAAGCAAGCCAGAATCTAACCACGCTGTCCGTGCCATCGTGCCAAAGTACCAGATTTTTTCTAGGTAGTTGTAAATTACGTAACGGTCAATGGTGAATGAGTTGGCAGAGCAATAGAACCACCAAACTTCGTTAAAGCCTTCGTTCGTACCAGCAAACACCTGCGCGGCTTGGGATTGATTAAAGTCTCCAAATATGTGGCGACGCAGGTCGCAGTTAAGCGTTTGCACACGGCCATCGTAGGAGTAGAACTTGTCCACGCCCATCCAGTACACAATACCAGAGGCAATCACAGCGGCGTTGGGGCCTTCGATAGAGATGTTGTCACTCATCAATTGGGGTGCCCAGACGTAAGGGGGCCCGAGGTATTGCAGTGAATACACAGCCGAGTCGGTAAACATCAACACCTCTTGACGGGTCTGAACTGTGGCCACAAT